GTCACGTTATTTCCTGTTGCAGAAGCGGATTGGACAGCTCGCAGAAGGTACTAACGCATGGCTCAAATTGGTACAGCCTGATGGTCGTATTCACGGGCATGTGATTACAAATGGTGCTGTAACAGGTCGATGCACTCACGTTCATCCCAATCTGGCACAGGTTCCGGCTGTTGGAGTCTTCATGGGTGAAGAGTTTCGCAGTCTGTTTTATGCCCCTGATGGATGGAGTGTTCTCGGTGCAGATGCGAGCGGTCTAGAGCTGAGATGCTTGGCTCATTATCTGGCTAAATATGACGGTGGTGCTTATGCTCATAAGATACTCAATGGGGATATTCATTGGGCTAATGCACAGTTGTTGGGACTCGTCGGGAAAGATGAAGTCAAAGACCCGAATAATCCTCATCACATGTGGGCTAGAAACAAGGTCGCGAAACGGTTTATCTATGCTCTGAATTATGGAGCTGGTGATTTCAAGCTCGGTGAAGTCGTTGACCTGACTGAAGAACAAGCCGCGCAGATTCTAGCTGGAACTAACGTTGAGAAGGTTGGCAAGATTGCTGAAAAGCTGGCAAAACTCAATCCGTATAAAGCTACTGTTGCTACAAGAGATATAGCGCAGTGTCTTAAAGGGGCAGAGCTACGGGCCACGTTCATGCGGAATATGCCCGCACTGAAAAGGCTGATTGATGATGTGCAGACAAAAGCTAAATCTGGTTGGCTCATGGGAATAGACGGTAGAGTATTGCCTATTCGTTCACAACATTCAGCGTTTAATACATTGTTGCAATCCGCTGGAGCAATAGCAGTTAAAAAGGCTACGTGTATTCTTTGGGAAGACCTGAGACGTGAAGGACTTGCACCGTTTGTACAGCAAGTCGCCCATGTGCATGACGAGTATCAGCTACTTGTCAAACAAGGTTTCGAGCCTCAAGTCGGCAAAATCGCGGTAGAGGCTTTTCGTAAAGCAGGGGAATATTTCAAGTTCAGAATCCCCTTAGATGGGGAATACAAAGTAGGCCACAACTGGGCCGAAACACATTAGAAAGGTGGAAACAAATATGATGGCTGACATTAGTAATATTAAGCGTGCGCTGAATAATGCTCTGAAAGAGGCGGATAATGCGGCACAAGATTATAACCAGCTCTTGAACGATAACGTGAATCAGCAGTTTGAGATTTCCGAACTCAAGACGGAAATCGGTAGACTTGAAGCCCTCTTGGCTGATAAGAAACCCGAGAGCGAGTGTGAGGGCGACTGTGAGTGCGATTACAATTGCGAGTGCTGTAAGTGCAGAGACGAAGCTGAGAACGAATCTGAGCCTACCCTGAAAGACCTCTATGAACTCGGTAAGTATCTCGTCGATACCGTAGACGAGATTGAGAGCATTCATATTAGAGTCGTTCGTAACAAAAATGCCGACACCGACGACACTGAATGAGGCGTTGGCCGAAATCGAGGTGTTGAATACGCAGGTTGCCTATTTGCAAGAGCAGGCGGCAATCGCATCAGCTATTACGAATAAGGAAATCCCTGATTATTCAACAGTTCTCAACAACATGAACACAGAGCTGGAGACGATTGCAGACAATACTACGCCTCCAGCTCCGTCAACTCCGGCAAGTCCGCCGCCAGCACCTACAGTAAATACAGGTTACGTGAAATACTAGAAAGGGGAAATGAACAATGGCAGAAGCAACACTGGATGAAGTTGTGGCTAATCAGCAGACCATTATCGAGAAGCTCACACAGTTGAGCACTAAACTGGACTCTGTTAAAACTTCTACGGAAACTGCGATTAACAATACAGAGACAATCGGTACTTCTGGTGTGTATGAAACAGGTGTAGACAGCAAGAAAACGTTTGTTGTTTCACCGTGGCCGCCTACAACGGAAGGAGAATAAACCATGCCTAAAGTAGACTTGTGGAGTTCTTTTAATCTTGCACCTACTGTGCTGGCTCGTATTGCCCGTGTCTGTACCACACCGATTGACCGTTCTATGAACAGTCTTATTTCTCAGAGGGATAAAGATATAGCACTCTGCAAGTCTCTTTACACGAAAGGCCATTGGAGCGTATTTGAGCACGCTTCAATGACCTATCTTGTTGAGTGCAGTCGTGCTTGCTCTTTGCAGTTGGCCCGACATAGACACATCAGTCGAACTGAGATGAGTCAGAGATATACAAAACTACCGCTTGATTATACTAATCTCGACCGTAATTTTGTGTTCCCTAAGTCCGTAGAAAACGATGACACGTTTATTGGCGCTTTGGAAGATGTTATTGGAGCATATCATCTTATGCTCAATAATGGTGTTAAGCCAGAAGATGCACGGTTTATTTTGCCTGAAGCCACAACGACACGTATGTTCATCACCCTCAATCTCCGTACACTACTGGAACTGACTCAGAAACGTGCTGTAAATGAACACGCACAGTGGGAGATTAGAGAGCTGGTTAAGCTCATGTGGGAACAAATTCCACTGGACATCAAGGATATTTTCAGACCTGAACTGACGTGGCTGGACAATGAAACGACCGACTCTGCTGATTGATGGCGACATTCTAGCTTATAAAGCAAGCGCGGCGGCTGAAAAGGAAATCAGATGGAGTGAAGACCTATGGACACTTCATGCTAGTCTGAATGATGCTATTCACTATTTTCTTGAAGAGCTTGACGAAATCGAAGAGGCATTAGGGGATGGGGACAAGATTTTTGCCTTGTCCCCTAAACTTAATTTTCGGTATCGTATCTGGCCTGAGTACAAGGCTAATCGCAAAGACAAGCGTCGGCCTATGTGCCTTGAAGCCTTGAAGGAGTGGCTTAGTCATGAGTATGAAGTCTTTCAGCGTCCAGACATTGAAGCGGATGACGTGCTTGGTATTCTGTCTACTAGTCCTTATATTGTCAAGGGAGAAAAGATTATTGTCTCTATCGACAAAGATTTTAGAGGTATACCCGGAAAGTTCTATAACTGTAACAGCAAAGAACTTATCGAAGTTTCAGAACCACAGGCAGACAAGTGGCACATGTTACAGACCCTTATGGGAGACTCCGCAGATGGATACCCCGGTTGCCCGAAGGTTGGCCCGAAAACCGCTGAAAAAATCCTCAATGATGCCCAGACATACGAGACTATGTGGCCTCTAGTGGTAGAGGCGTATGAAAAGCAGGGCTTTGGCGAAGACTACGCTTTAACTATGGCGCGTCTTGCAAGAATTTGCAGACGTGATGATTATGATTTCAAAAAGAAAGAGGTTATCTTATGGAATCCACCAACAAAAAAGTGATTGCAATTTGTTCTAACGGTCATGGAGCTGGTAAAACGACGTTGGCTGAGTTCATCGTTGATGCGGCAAAGCGTCTGAGGAAGAAGCAGGGAAATGTTACCTCTTTTGCCGCTAAACTCAAGAACATGTGCGCTTATGACCTTGTTTCGGATTACAACGTGATGTATGACGAGCGTAAAGACCAGCCTAATCCTGAACTGAATGGTGTTACGCCGCGAGATGTTCTTATTGCTGTTGGTATGGCTCTTAAAAATGCTTGTGGCACGAACATTCTGACGAAGCTAACTTTGAAAGAGATTAAAGATGACCTATCTCATGATTATGATGACTTTGTTGTTATTGACGATTTGCGCTTCCCGTATGAACTGGAGGCCTTGAAAGAAGAGTATGGGGACGACCTTTATACGATTTATCTTGAAGGTAATCCCGATGAGACGCCTCAAGACCTGAGTACAGAAGGACTTATGTGTCCGGGAGATTGCAATGCTTTGTTTAGCAATTTTGATACGCTTGGTCTTTTGTATGACTATGCTGTTGGTGTTGTGGAGGTTGTGTGGCCCGAATGAAAAAACAGAACGAATTTGTTAAACAGGTAGCAGAATTCCAATCAGTTTTTGACCCGTCAAATAATGGTTGGAACAAAGACCGTCTTGAACGTCTGAGCACACGTAAAGCAGAAGACCTACTGAGGCTTCGTTCAAAGCTCATTTGCGAAGAGTCGTGTGAGTGTCAAAACGCAATCACACACCTGATAAAATTGTGCGATGATTGCAGAGAAGAACGACATCAGTCTATTAAAATCGCCAATCTTACAAGTACGCCTTTCAAAGAGAGATGGCGTAATGCAAAACGCGAAATGGCTGATGCTCTTGGAGATATTCTTGTCGTTACGATTGGTACGGCTATTACCTTCGGTCTTGACATTGAGGAAATCATGAGACGTATTCATACGTCCAACATGAGTAAACTCGGTGAAGACGGAAAGCCTATCTATCGTGAAGATGGAAAGGTGCTGAAAGGCCCGAACTACGAGCCACCTAAACTTGATGACCTCATCTAAAGATAAATACCCTTATGAAGTGCTAGAGACCTTCTATGCAGATGCGTCTCTAGCACTTAATTTTTTAAAGCGGATGCAAGCTATTGCAGATACATGCGAAGGGCCTGTTACTGATATGGATGACCAACTTGCTGTAGCTCTGGTTGAGACAGAAATACTGTTTGATAAGGTTGTTCGTCTTTCAGGTCGTGAACGCATTGATGAACGAAAGGCAGAATATGAAGAAGCTGACTGATTTAGCCTTGTCCATTCTTGAAGACCGATATTTGTGGAAGGACAAGAATGGACGCGTAATTGAAACGCCTGAGCAGATGTTCAGGCGTGTTGCTCATTTTGTTGCATCAGGTGAAGAAAAGCCTGAGAACTTCAAGAAGTACGAAGAAGAGTTCTTTAATATTATGAGCAATCTTGATTTCCTTCCCAATAGTCCAACGCTGATGAACGCTGGTCGTCCTTTCCCTCATGGACAGCTTTCAGCGTGCTTTGTTGTAGATGTGCCAGACAGCATGGAAGGTATTTGTGGAGCACTCAGAAAGCAGATGCTTATTCATAAGTCTGGCGGTGGTACTGGTTTCAACTTTAGCAAGCTCAGAGCAGAGGGCAGTCAGGTGAACAGCACGAATGGGTGTGCATCAGGGCCTGTCAGCTTCATGCGTTTGTTTGACCTGAGTACAGACATCGTACAGCAGGGTGGTATGCGTCGTGGAGCGAATATGGCTGTGCTCAATGTAGACCATCCAGACATCAGGAAGTTTATTCATTGCAAAGACAAAGACGGAGACATTAAGAACTTCAATCTCTCTGTTGGTCTTACGGACGCATTCATGGAAAAGGCTACTAGTCCTGTTACTACGCCTGAATATCGTCTGTTGATGGAGATTGCAGAGAGCGCTTGGAGAACTGGAGACCCCGGAGTTGTGTTTCTTGACACCATGGAACGTGCTAATCCGACTCCTGAACTTGGCAAGCTGGACGCTACTAACCCGTGTGGCGAACAACCCCTGCTTCCTAATGAGGCATGTAATTTAGGCTCTATCAATCTCGTCAACATGCTGAAAAAAGATGCTCGTGGACGGTATGTGATTGACTTTGACAAACTCAAACGAACTGTTCATATCGCTGTTCGCTTCTTGTCTGATGTTATCGAAGTGAATCAGTACCCTCTTCCTGAGATTGCAGAGGCTGTTCGTAAGACCCGCAAGATTGGTCTTGGAGTGATGGGCTATGCTCACATGTTGTACTATCTCGGCATTCCGTATGACTCAACTGTTGCCCTCAACACTCTTGAACAGATTATGCGGACGATTAAGGTAGCCGCTCGATGCTATGCTGAACAGGTTCTTAACGATAGACCGAAGCATACAGCCCTGACGTGCATCGCTCCTACTGGTACATTGTCACTGATTGCTGGCGTGTCTAGCGGGATTGAGCCTGTCTTTGCCCTGCATCATGAACGGACTGTACTTGATCATTCAGGCGGTTCGCATACTGTCACGATTTACGACTCAGCGTATGAAGACATTGTTACGAATGACCTTCTGAGCTGGCTTTCTCCTGATGAACAGGAAAATGTATACAAAACTGCTTATACGTTTTCGCCCTATTGGCATATCGCAACACAGGCCGTAGCACAGAAATACTGCGATGCTGGTGTTAGTAAGACTGTGAACATGCCGAACACTGCTACAGTCGCGGATATTTTTGAAGTGTACGTTCACGCTTGGGAATCAGGCTGTAAAGGCACTACTGTCTATCGTGATGGAAGCAAGACAAGTCAAGTTCTGAAGTGTCCTGAATGTGTTATTTAGCATATTGTGCATAATGAAGAAAAAATTTTGTACACAATATATTGTATACAAAAAACAACAGGAGGATATAAATGTGTTTTAGTTCACCTAAACCGCCTGAACCAGCGAAAGCACCACCCGCTCCAGAGGCTGTTCCTGAGTCTGTTGCCCCTGTTTCTGACGAAGTTGTACAGACTCGTAAGCGTAACAAAGCACTTTCCAGCTATCGCACTGACGTGAGTACCTTTAACAATTTTGGTAACTCTGCTACAGGTTTGAATGTCCCGCGATAGATACGTCAAAACTATTATGGACAGGGCAAGGACTACCTTTGCACAGCGGTACGACTTGCTCTGTACCATCAAATCAAGTTATCTCACACGAGCTGAAAAGTGTTCTGAATACACAGACCCGTATATTTTCCCTAAAGAGGGTAAAGAAGGGGAAAAGATCAAAACACCGTACCAATCGGTTGGAGCAGAAGGAGTAACGAATCTCAGTTCAAGAATCTTGAACGTGTTGCTACCGCCTAATAGACCACCGTTTAGACTGCGTTTTGACCGTGCTAAAGTTAGTGAAGAAGACAAAGCTCTGATACAGGATATTGAGGCTGGTTTCTCTCGGATTGAACAGGAAGTCACTGCTCATATTGAGACTTTGAGTGACCGTGTTGTTCTGTCTGAGGCTATCCCACTCTTGCTTGTAACAGGCAATGTCTTGCTTTATGTTAGACCCGATGGAATCAAGCTGTACAACCTGAGAAATTACGTGGTATCGCGTGATGCTCGTGGAGAACCGCTTGAAATCATCGTGAAAGAAAAGTTAGACCCTAGGCTGTTGCCCCCTGAAGTAATGCAGAAAAGTTTCCCAGAAAGCGCACATAATGACAATCTCGGTAAACCTCATGAGAAAGCTCAGTATGTCACGCTTTACACTCAGATTAAACGGTCTGAGAAGGGAAACTGGACTGTTAAACAGGAGTGCAACGGCAAGCTGATTGGCAAAACTGGCTCGTTCCCGAAAGACCAATGCCCGTGGTTGCCCTTGAGAATGTATCGCATTACAGGCGAAGACTATGGTAGAGGTTACGTTGAAAAGTACCTTGGAGACCATCGTTCTCTTGAGACACTTACGAAAGCCGTCGTAGAAGGAGCCGCCGCCAGTGCAAAAATCCTGTTCCTTGTTGAGCCTAATAGCAATACAAAGATTCAGGACATTGCCAAAGCTGAGAATCTAGCAGTTCTTTCAGGCAAAGCAACAGATGTAAGCACACTGCAAGTACAGAAAGCCGCTGATTTCCAAGTAGCGAAAGCTATGATTGATGGGCTTCAACAGCGCTTGTCCCGTGCATACTTGCTCAATTCAGCAATCCAGAGAAATGCTGAGAGAGTTACCGCAGAGGAAATTCGTTATATGGCGCAGGAACTGGAGTCTGCCCTTGGTGGATTGTATTCCATGCTGGCTGACGAATTTCAGCGACCTTACGTAAATCTCCGTATTGAGTATATGCGTCGTGAAGGACTTATCCCGAAGTTTGACCCTAAAGATGTAACCCCCCAGATTGTCACTGGAGTGGATGCTTTAGGTCGTGGACAGGACGCTAACCGACTTACGCAGTGGATTACAACTGTTATGCAGACACTTGGGCCGCAGGTGGCGCTTCAATATATGAACGTCACAGCGTTTATGAGAGCGCTTGCAAGCGGTATTGGAATTGATGATGCCTCGTTGCTCAAGTCTGAGGAAACCATTCAGGCTGAACAGCAACAGAATCAGCAGAGAGCTATGCTTGAGAAGTTAGGGCCAAATGCTGTTAATCAGATTGGAAGCCTAATGGGTAAAGCAATGGACAAAGGAGAAATAAACAATGGCTGATGAAGTCAAAGTTACTGAGCCTAAGAAGACCACGAAGGAAAAGCCGACCACGGTTCAGGCTGTGATGGCTAATCTGGGTGCGTCTAGTGGTGTCCGTGAGGTTGTTGGCGTTGTTGAGGACGTAAACGGCTGTACACGCACTACGTTTTGGGCTAAAGGCAAAGAAAAGAAACTGAGCGGAGAGTAAACATGGAACAGGAGTTTCTTGTAGACGTTCCTACGGAAGAGAACGAGACTGCCCCTGTTGATGCAGTTGTGACCCCGCCTGAAGAGCCTGAAATCCCTGATATGGGAAAAGAGTCCAAAGAGGGGGACAATCCCGAAGGGGAAGGCGAACAGGAAGAAACTGAACCTGAATATACTGATGAGGAAATTGCTCAGAACACCGAAGCCGCTGTAAGCGAAGCTGAAAGTGTTGCTGATTTCCTGTCTCAGCATGGTATTAACTATGATGAGATGATTCAGGAATATTCTCAGAACGGTCAGCTTTCAGAACGTGCATATCGCGAGCTTGAGGAAAAGGCTGGTCTGCCTCGTGTCATGGTGGATTCGTACTGTGCCGGACAGCAAGCTCGATATGAGCTTTGGGCGAATCATGTCAAATCCATGGTTGGCGGTGAAGAGAACTACGCAGAACTGATGTCTTTCGCTAATGAGACCTATTCAGACTCTGAGAAAGACGCATTTGATCGCGCTATTAACTCTGGAGATCCGCAGGCCGCTCGGATGGTACTCGACGCTCTTGTCTATCGTTATCAGGAAGCTAATCCTGAGTATGACGATGGTTATGAGTTTGAAGGACAGGCTACAAATGAGCCTGACGTTGATGGTTATTCCTCACCAGAAGAGATGTATGAGGTGATGGAAGACCCTCGCATGGATACTGACCCGATGTTTCGGGCAGTCCACGAAGCACGGCTGTTTAGAACGCCATGGCTTCACACTAATTCTTAATTAAAGGAGACTGATATTTATACCTAATATGCTTACTGGTAACGCGCCTAATGCCTCGATGGCTTGGCTGGGTGCGTATAATGGTGCTATTCCTACCGATTGGGACACTCCCGAAGCGAAAGCTATTTTCATTACCAATTACAAGACTGAGGTAATGCACGCTTTCGACCGTAACTGCATCTTCAAAGACCTTCACATGGTTCATACGATTGACCATGGTAAGTCTTCCACGTTCTATTTCACGGGTACTGCCTGTGCGCACTACCACGAAAGGGCTACGCCGATTCTTGGCTCGAACAACCCGCCTATCAGCTCGACTGTTATCAACGTTGACGAACTGCTGATTGCAGATATTATGTTCGACAATCTTGAAGAGGCTATGCTTCACATCGATGTGCGTAAGGAGTTCTCGCATCAGATGGGTGTTGCTCTGGCTAATGCTATGGATGAGCGTATTGCTCGCCTGTATTACCTTGCGGCCCGTCATGCCCCGATGAATCTTGACCATCCCGGCGGCTCTGTTATCGTCAATGCTAACGCTCGTACTGATGGTGAGGCTCTTGCTGATGCTATCTTCGCCGCTTCTCAGACGCTTGATGAGAAGGACGTGACGACTGATGGCCGTTTCATCGTGGTAAAACCCGCGCAGTATTACATGCTCTGCAAGGTCAAAGACCTGATTAACCGTGATTTCGGCGGCTCTGGCTCGATTAAGAACGTCCAGCTTGAGAGCATCGCCAATATGCCGATTAAGAAGTCGATGAATCTGCCTAACGGCAAGAACATCACTCAGCGTGTTCGTGGTGAGCACAACGATTACACGGGTGACTTCACTAACTCGGTTGCCATTGTCGGTAATAAGCACGCTGTTGGCACGGTTAAGCTGAAAGACCTTCGTACTAAAATGACCGGACACGAAATTGATACCGTCTATGAGGGTACGCTGATTACCTGTGGCTATGCTATGGGCCACGGTGTTCTTGACCCTCGCGGCGCTATCGAAATCTGCACGGCGCAGGCGTAATCGGTAGAGAATAGGATAAGGGCTGGCGAAAGCTGGCCCTTTATATATAATTTTTTAAAAATATGGTGAGCATGGCATACAAACAGAAATATAGTGAGTTCCTTGAATCACTGCAAAAGGAACAGGCGGCTAATGAAGCCTTTCTGAAAAAGAGCAAAAAAGATGCTGATGATGCTCGTGCCCGTTACCGTGAACAGGTTGCTCAGACTGGAGCGGCCCGTGGTCTGAGACGTACTCGCGAACAGGCCGCTATCGGTCGAATCCGTTCAGGGCTTAGTCCTAGAACTCGTTTCCACCGTGAAGAGAACGTTGGCTATAATCCACCCGCTGGTCGTATTCTGAGCCGTTCTAGGGAGAAATATCGTCAGAATACAGGTGATACCTCGTATGAAGCTACTCAGCGCCGTGCTACTGCTACGAAGCTGATGAAGAAACAGGATAACGAACTTTATCAGCAGTACAGGAATCAGGCTAAAAAGAAAGCTGAATATGAGCGTCAGGCCCGTCTTGATGTACAGCGTAATGCTGGTTACATGGAAGATGAGCGCAACAACAAAGAAAAGATTGCCCGTTATAATGCCGCTCATGGTGGCCCCGCTAAACAGCGTGTTAAAGTCTATGAGGGTGGCGGTGTAAGCACTGTTGCCGCTGATAACGGCAAGGCCGCTATTGTTGGTGGTGCTCTTGGTGCCGCTGGCGGTGCTGGTGCTGGCGCGTTTGGTGTTAAATATGGGCCTACAGCTAAGAAGTATACAGGTCGAAAACTGGTACACCTGATTAAAGGTACTCTTCCCAAAGGCGCACAGCGAGCACAGGCCGTAAAGGGTGTTGTTGCTGGAGCTAAAGCGGGTATTCTTCCCGGTCTTCTGCGTGGTGCTGGAGCGGCCATGACTGCCTATGATGCTTACCGTGCTGGTAAGTGGATGGTAGACCAGAACATTAAGAACGCACGTTCTAACTCCGAAGCACACGAAGATTATAAGAAGAGGCGTCGTGCGCAGGGGCTTCATGAGTGGGACGGAGGTGCGCGTTAATGGCAGAAGGATTCGGCCCGCGCTTTAAGCGTCTGCGTGAAAAGGGTGACGCTTGGGGTCAAGAGTATGACGAACGCCGTGCCGCTGGCCCAGCT